AGTTTAATACCTAGTTTTGGATTATTTACTGCTTTTGATGATGCTTATCATTCCAAAATGCATCCAAATTCAAAGCATAATTCTGGTTTGGCGATTGACTTCACAATAAATGGTGGTAAAGGTGAATACGCACGTGCAGCGTCAGCACTGAAAAAACATTTACTTGATGCTGGATTAAATATGTCTGAATTTTTTGTTCTTGACGAAGCCAATTATCCTAATAAGTACACGACAGGCGATCACATTCATTTTCAATTTCAATCAAAAGAAGCAGCGGCAAAATACAGAAGCAGATATTCAAATATGCCATTAACTGCATTTGCAAAAGATACTTCACCTGCTGGCGGTACACCATTTACTTTACCAGCACCACAAAACAGTGTGGTACAACAAGCAGAAAAAGAAAAAGAAGAAAAGCAAAGTTTTGCTAGTTTGATGTTTGGCGATTTGACTAAAGGTATGGCAGCACTTGATCAAATGACTGGTGGTAAGTTAGGATTAATGTCCGATGAGATGAGAACTGCAATGAGAACTCTTGAAGATGAAGCAAATAAAGGTGGATCATTCCTTGATTTGTCTACAACTGTTATTTCAAATAAAACCGAAAATAAAAATATGGGATACTCAACAGTTCAACAAACCAATGAAAGCATTTTATCTACGATTCTAAATCGTCAGTACGGATAAAAAAACGCCACCCGAAGGTGGCGTTGCAGTTTAGTCTTCCGCTAGTGACTTGAAATAATCAAGTTCTTCATCTTCAATATCTGGTGAAGAACGTGGTGTAAAGTCTTCAGCCTTGCCCTTAGATACAGGCGCAGCACCATCAAGACCAAGAACCTTATTCAACTTTGCTTGTAACACATCATATGGCTTGAAGTGTTTAGGATCAAGAAACTCTTTGAGTGAGTATTCTTTCTTCCAAATTTCTTCAAGTTTTTTGTCATCACCACCAAATAATGCGGAAGCAGAATCAAACTCAGACTTATCATAGTTACGATAGCCTTCAACTTGACGAATCTTGATTTTGAAGTTTGCGCCTTCCCAGAAATCAAAAGGATTGACTGCCTTTTCATCTTCAAATTGAGGATTCATTGCTTCAGTCAACTTATCAAAGATTTTCTTACCGTACTTGTACAGTTTGATTTGACCTTCGTTTTCCGGATTCTTAGGATCAGAAACAATCAATACATTTGAAATGTATGTCAGACGGCGTTTCTGTTTACGTGCAATTTCTTTGTTTGCTTCAATACCAGAGTTCCACAACACAGAATTATATTCTGAAACTGGATCTTTCTGATTGAGTGTAGTCAAAGAATTTTCAATGTACCAGCCACCTGGTCCCTGAAAGCCATGATTAAAGACACGCGCCCATGGAAGAGCATCATCACCATCTACTGCGGGTGCTGGTAGAAAACGAATGATTGCCATACCGTTACCAGCCTTATCAACTTCAGGTTGCCAAAAACGATCATCTTCTTTGGAACCTTCTGCTGGAGCGTTGATTGACTCAACCGCCTTGGTGAGTTTTTGAAAATCGGTGCGGTTGTTTTTTAGTTTGGAAAAGTCCATATATTACCTCGTATAAAAGTTGTATTAAAGTGTATGTACATCTTGTCCACGTGATTCATTATATACTTGTATATATGTATCGTCAAGAACAGATTGCACGATTTTTATCGTTTTAGCCGTATCTTTGTGAAGAATGCCTATGCCACCAGCCATATTAAAATCATCAATGACATCTTGCGTATCATCAATTAATATAACATCAGATTTTGCATAGTTAGCCTTCAGATGACGACCAGGTACGATATTGGCTGTAAAGTCTATATGTTGTCTTTTCAGCCAGACCTTTTTCTGTCGTTTCACTTCTTCGTGATGCAAACGACCACCAGAAGATGAAAGTATTTCTACAGGTATATCAAGTGAGATGATATACTTCAATAACTCTTTACCGCCAGGATACCAATCTAGCGTTTCAAAATTTCTACCATCAACAAATGTGTTCCAATTATCATCGTGCTTTTCACCACGTTCACGACTACTAGATGCATTTTGTTTGAAGACTTCTTTATATCTTTTGTTGAAGTCTGATACTACACCATCCATGTCTAGGTAGATTTTAGTTATTCGCATCGTATTCTTTCTTGAGTATGATTTTATATTTTGTTGATTCAAATTGTATGAACGGTGTATATTTTTTTATTCTTCTACTGACATTTGGATAGTGAATCGTGTCATTGATTTTCTTATCCCATGACGGCAAAAAGTTGAGTATCTTATTCAGTATACAAATCGTTTCAAGTGAAATTTCATTGTGTAAAAGTTTCTGTAGCAATATTGGATACTCACCGTCATGCACCATTAATGTGTCATTTGCGCTTTCCTGACTCATCAATGATGCAATCTCATTTGTGAAAGTGTATGTCAAAGACTGAATAATCTTCTGACGTTTACGATACTCAATGTCAGCATCATTAGTCAGAATATGACCTATCCATACATCATGGTTAAGCACCAAATTAGCAACAATATAATCGCGGCATATGTCATCATTTGTGAATCTCCGGCTGAGTTTGTAAAAGTGCCATTTGTCTTTACGATTCTCAAATGCGTCAATACTGGTACTTACTTTACCATTGTACTTAAAGTAATCGTAAGAATCTGAATTAAAGTGTAGTTTGAGAGAAGTGTATAGAGAAAAGGCTTCATATCCTGTCATATCGGTAAACGATTACCTTTCACTTTTAACATATTTAAACGCTCTGCTTGCTCATGAATCTTAGATTTAAGATTTGGTGTAATGAGTGAAGCAGCAACTTCTAATTCTAATCCAGTCTCTTTACAGTGTTCAGTAATAGCCTCAAGATATGTGTAATCTGTATTAGCTACCAACTGTTCAATACGCAAAGAAAACTTTAACATTTCATCTTTTGTAGGCATTATTTTTCAGATGCCTGTGTTAGATTTTGCACCTCAGGTTCTTTTTGTCCAAAAGGCCAGTTGTTGTTTGATATATTTGAAAAATCAAATTGTGTATCCGAACTCTGATATCCTAATACTTTATCTTCCCAAGGAATCACGCTAATGTAACCATCAATTTCATATCCACAACCTTGTAAAAATTCTTTGAAGCGATCTAGAATATCACCAAGGTATAATTCATTAAAGTTTATTTCAAGGCTTTTTTTACCATCATTAGAATCAAACTTGAATGTAAAATTATGATCGTCATTTTCAAAGTGCATTATATATTCCCCTGTTTATTTTTTATTTGATGCGTGTGCGATACAAACAATATCGTCACTCTTAGCATATGAACACCGTACGGCAAGTGGATCAATACCCTTTGCGATTGCATTTTCAATATTTGCTGCCATAAGTTTACGATCATTCAAACCGTAAATACAAATCGCAGCAATGGTTGAAAGTAAAACCAAAGTGATTGATACCGTGGTTATACTACTCAATCCTTTTTCCATCATCTTCTCCTTTTTGCTTGATAAAATACTCATGAATTTCTTTTTACCTTATTGTAAAATAAATGTCTACCTATTTGCACAGTGTATCTCATATTATTCCACATTGGTTTCACATAATCTGCGTGAAAAAACAATGCTCCTTTTGTTGGATCTTTAAATGTTTCAGGATACAAATAAAACTTCAAAGCCATATCAGTTATCTTATTATATACTGAGTTGTTATCAACTGTCAATAATTTTCTATCAATCATTGCCTTCGCTCTGCTCTCACAATACCAAGAAAATTGGCAAACTGCACCAACTCTCTGTTTCACCACTCCGCAATATGAATCGGGAAATGCACCAGACTGTGTGCGGTTGTGTGTGACAAATGCAACGGCTAGTTGACCTTTTTCGGGTTCCGCTCCTGCCTCAAAATACATGTTTTGTGCAAGACATTCAACTTCTTGTCGTGCAAATGGTGCCAAATCTTCTAATTGAATTTTTGGTGCAATCGGTATTTCTACTTGTGCTGCCGCATGTCCAGTATAAACAATAAATGCTGCAAATAAACTACAAATCGTTAGTGTGATGTAACGCATACTTTCTCCTATAAGTTAGGAGTGTGCCGAAGCACACTCGTTCCCGTCAGGCAGATTTTTTGCTCTGTGTTTTTTCTGCTGTAATGTTAGATACGAATCCATTCAAGGACTGTGCCTTGGTAATGATGTCGCTTTCTGAGGGATAAGTTGGAAAGGCTGGATGTTCAGGTATTGCTTGTCCGTTTAGTTTAGCGGACTCTACCTTTACGTGCCATTCATTGGTTAGACGATCTTTGTTAGAGTGGTACTCTTCTAACAAAAGTTCTTTCGCCATTTTTAGAAGTTCAAGACGAATCTCAAACGGTGTCAGATTACTCATTTGCTTCTCCTGTGTTGTGTGTGTTTACTGGCGAGTGTGTGTGATGCCAGTCTTTTATTTAGTTATTTTATAGTTTCGTTGCTCTCACTTCACGACACATTTTCCTCATTTCTGGTGTAAAATCGGGTGATATTTCTGTTAGTCCACAATTAATATATGTTCCTTTTGGTTGCGGTACAAACACAATCAAAAACACGAACAAAAGAACTGCACCACCAATTAGTAAAAATGATCTATTCATAATTAATCCCACAGATTACGATAATATTTTCCAAACAAACGCAGACCATTGTCTACGCGGTCATAAACTTTTCTTATGCCTTCATAATCACATTTGTATGTGTGATTGGGTCCATGTTCCATTCGTTTAAGTTTTGGATTTTCATCATCGGGTACAAATATCATATTAATTTCACCAGAACTATATGCTTCTTCCCATGAGTCATCGACAATATGCTCAAAAGCAAAAATCATTTCATCAAGCACCCAATTCCATCGTGCATGAATGTCTGCTTCACCTTCTTTGAATTTATGTTCATGATAGAAAGAAAATGAATTTTGTGAATCCCAATCTTCTTTTGTTGTGTAACGAAGGTGTTCTGGCACATCTTCCAAATCAACAAGACCAGAACCGTGTTTTGTTTCTCTAAGTTTCTTCAACATCGGAAGAATTATAGGTGAAAGTGTGTGATCCATATTCCACACATCCCAAC